TGCCATAAACACGGCAATAGGATGGGGTGTTCCTGGGGTTATTGGGGGACTCATAAATGCGGGAAATTTATTATCGGGAAACCAAACTTTAGCAAAAGTGGCTAGGGATGCCCTAGCGCCAGAGGGAACTGCTTTAGGAGACCTCCTGGCGATCCCTGGAGATATAAGGGGGAGGATTGGTCAAGCGCTATCACCCATCACAGAGGGGATTGGTGGTGAGCTGTCTGGTGCGGCCACAGGGCTTTCCGGTCTTCTCCCTGATGTCGCCCCTCCAACAAGCGTCCCGCAAGCGCCACCAGGAGTGCAGCCTCCGGCACCAGAGGTAGTGGTCGATGAGGAGCAGATTGTACCTGGATCGGAAGCCGAGCCATTTGTCCGTAGATATGATGATATACCCCCAGAGATTGCGCAACGGTTGGCGGCAAATGTTTTGTATGGTGAGGAACGGCTTAGAGAGTTGGAGGAGTTGGCCTGATGGCAACATCTCCTCTCCGCATCACGGGCACGAACGCTACAATTCCGGCTCCTATCGGGGGTCTGAATACTCGTGATTCTGTTGATTTGCTGCCGCCTACGGATGCGATCCGATTGGATAATTTCTTCCCGGCCCGCTCCCATGTGCAAGTTCGCAACGGCTATGACGATCATGTGACGGGACTGCCCAGTACCGTTCAGAGCTTGATGATCTACAATTCCGGCACCGCTAACACGATGTTCGCGGCCTCGGGCACCGCAGTGTACGACGTGACATCCGCAGGGGCGGTGGGAGCAGCGGTTATCACCAGTCTGAGCAATGCCAAGTTTCAGTGGACCAACATCACCACTGCTGGGGGATCGTTCCTGTGGATTTGCAACGGCGAAGACGCGCCGCGTCACTGGAACGGCTCGGCTTGGGCTACGCCATCGCTCACAGGTGTCACCGCTGCCAACATCATCAACGTGGCGCTGTTTAAGGAACGCCTGTTCTTCGTTTTCATAAATTCCCTGACCTTCGGGTTTATCGCCGTCAACGCTGTCGCTGGGGCTGTCAGCGAGTTCGATTTGGGCAGCGTGTTTGGCCGAGGCGGTCAGCTCCAGGCCATCGCCACATGGACACGAGACGGCGGTGCGGGGCCGGAGGATAATGCCCTGTTCTGGACCGACGAGGGCGAGATCGCGATGTACGCCGGGACCGACCCATCGGATGCAACCAAATGGTCGTTGGTGGGCGTCTACAATGTTGGTCGCCCCATTGGCCGGCGGTGCATCTTAAACGTAGGTAGCGATTGCTACCTCATCACGGAAAACGGCGTGTTGCCGATGACCCAGGTTCTGGGCACTGGCGAGGCCGCGCCAAATCGAGCGATTACCGACAAAATCAGCGCCACATATAACAACGCGGTCGTGAATTTCGCCTCTACTTTTGGCTGGGAAGGCCAACTATATCCACGCGGGGGATATGGGCTGATAAACGTCCCGGCCAGTACGAGTGGCGATTTCAATCAATATGTTGTGAATCTCGAAACGGGTTCCTGGGCTCGGTTCACAGATCAGAACGCCTACACCTGGGCGCTCTTCAACAGCGACCTCTATTTCGGGGGCAACACCAAGGTCCACAAGGCGGATTCGGGACCGGATGATGGTGGCTCGGCTATCTCGGCAACGGCCAAGACGGCATTCATCTATTTCGGAGGCCGCACTGGGCCTAACCGCTACACCGCGATTCGTCCTGTGATGGCTTCCGATGCAGCACTTACCGTAAGCATCGGGTTCGACGTTGACTATAACGATGGCACTTCGACGCTCACGCCTTCGACTGGTGTATCGGATGCAGCGACATGGGACGTGGCGACATGGGGCGTATCGGCATGGGCCGCGCCCATCAACACTAAACTTGAGTGGCTGTCGGTGGCAGAAATTGGCTGGAACGCTGCTGTGCGTCTCCGCACCCAGACTTCCGCGCAGTCGGTACGCTGGCTGGCTACGGATGTTCGATTTGAGCAGGGGGCCGGCGGATTTTGATTATCTCGGATGAAATGTGGAACATCCTGGCCCCCTCGACTGAACCCTACGAGGATATCAGCCGCGAGGACGTGGAAAGCGGGTTGCTGAGTGGTGAGTTCATTCTGTTCAAGACGCCAAATTCAGTCGCCGTGACTTGCGCTTATGGCAAATCGCTCAGGATCGGTCTTGCCGGTGGCGATCTGCAAGAATTGCTGGATATAGAGAAGGACATTTGCTCCCATGCTCGCACGAATGGATTTACCAGTGTGGAGATCATCGGCCGTCCCGGCTGGGAGAGAATGCTTGATGGCTATCGACGCACGGCGGTTCTTATGCGGAAGGAGTTAGTTCATGGCCTTCATTAGAGATATGTTCTCCAGCCCTGATCCACCACCGCCTGTGGATTATGCTGCTATCGGACAGCAGCAAGAGGCAGCCAATCTTGAGGCAGCTCGGGTAGGCGCACGGTTAGCGCGTCCCGATCTTGTTACGCCGTATAGCACAACGACGTTCCGTGAATACGAGCCGGACCAATACCTTGGGACCACGACTCTCACGCCGGAATATGAGCGGCTCAGGGGTGGGGAAGCCTCTATCCAGCAAGGATTGATGGGTCTCGCGGCCCAGCGATTATCGGATGTTCCAACCTCACCGTTTTCAACGGCAGGGATGACGGGCGAACCGGCTCGGTTCCGGTATTCTTCTGTGGGGGCGCAGCCGGAGTATTCAACTGAAGCGGCAACATATCAGCTTCCTGGGTATAGCGATCTCAATACCTATACGACCAATGCGGCGGATGAGTTCTTCAACAGGGCTATGGCCCGGCTGAATCCGCAATTCGACCGGGCGCAGCGGGGATTACGCACCCAGCTCATCAATTCTGGCATCCCTGAAGGCTCCGATGCCTATAACGAGGAAATGCGTCTGTTCAACCAGGGGAGGACAGACGCGCAAGCTGACCTTGCCAGTCAGGCGGTATTCCAGGGCCAAACCCTGCAAAGCAACATGATGGCGAACATCCTGACGGGGCGTGGACAGCAGCTCGGAGAGATTGCTACGGACTATGATGTTGCCCAGCGTAGGCGCGCTCAGGGCATAGCAGAGGGCCAACAGCAAGTCGCCTTGGATAGAGAGGCGCGGGATCGGCAGATTGCTGAGGCGCTCCGTTTGCGCCAGCAGCCTATGAGCGAGCTGTCTGCATTGATAACGGGGACGACCCCGTTTACACAGGTCGCTGCTCAAGGGCCGCCAGGAGTGGCCCCTGTGACCGGGCCGTCACCCGTTGACCTTGGCAACATCGCAGCTATGCAGCAGCAAGACGCGCTTGCCCGATTCCAAGGCCAGCAACAGCAGCAAGCTACGGCTCTGGGTGTTCCCACAACGCTGTTGGCATCGTATTTGGGAAGGTCGTAGCATGATTTCCTTCATTGCCGATCCGCGCATCGCACAGTCCCAAGCACAGCGCCGGGACATGATGGCGCAGGCTTTGACGCCTTATCAGTTGCCCCGCAACCCTTATGGCGGGAGTCCGGTGGCGGGGAATCTCCAAAGGCTGGCCGCTGCACTGGGCGCACGATGGGCGGGCCAGGACGCTAGTAGGCTTCAAGCGCAACAACAGAAAGCGCAAGCTAAGGTTTTAAGCGGCGTTTATGGGGCGGCCCTCCCTAAATCAGGGCCGTTTTATGAAACAGTCGATACCATGAGTCTTGGGACTTTTCCTGGGACTAGAGAGGCTCAGACTCAGATTCAGCGGATAGCTGATGACGGGAGCGTTCTTCCTCCAGAGATTAGCGCGGAAACCGCCCGCACCGCAGGAATCGATCCTTTGACGCTGAAGACTCTTATGGACGATGCAAAGCGGACGGGCAAGGTGGCTACCCAAGAGGCTATTAAGAGAGAAGCCCTGAAGGGGTTTCGACAGGCGGTTAGCGATCTTACGAGGGCTAATGAGAGGGGAACTCTTGAAGAGCAAGCTGCTGCTCGGAATATAGTGGCTCAGTGGCAAGCAATAACCGATCCTTCGGCAGCTTATGGGGATATACAAGCACAGGATCAATTACAAGCTAGAATAGAGCGAGATCGTGAGAAAGAAGAGCGAGAGGAAATAAAGAGGTGGACGACAGCGGGCCAACAGATATGGATACCTAAAGGAGTATGGCGAGAGGATCAGAATCGTCCTGAATCTGAACAGCTATATACTAACGAACCGCCAGAGAAACCAGACAAACCGATGAGTGTGCGGCTTGTCAATCCCGTCAATGGCATCACGCATACATATGTTATGCCAAAACAATTGGCGGAAGATATGCTACTGCCTCTGGAAAAACGACAATTCACGCCCCCACAAGGGGTTTCAATTGGCCCAGATGGTAATCTTATATTTACAGGAGTGTCCAAGGCAGCGCGTGAAGAAGCGGTAGAGTATTCGATTGACCTTGGCTTTAAGTCAGCAGCAGCTTCGCAATTATTAAAGAATGTAATGGATAATCCTGGCCTTGCAGGATTAAGAGGTAGGTTCGCAGATTATGTCGGTGGTTGGTTGGGCCTAGCAAGTCCAAAAATGGGAGAGGTTTTCACGGAGTTTGTAGCGGGGGCTTCTCCTGAGGAATTAGCTGCCTTTAAGGTTGAGGGGAACGCATTGATAGCTGGTTTAATAACAGAAATGGCTGGGGAGGAAAGTGGGAGATTTTCTGGGCCAGAAAGAGATATTACTAAAGAGGCTCTAAGAGTTTTTCAGGTGGAAACTTCTCCTGCATTACTAGAAGGCGCGCTTAGAAGCGCACTGAAGTCTTATGCTGTTCATGCGGCAAAGGCCAGTTATATAGCGCGTAGGAGATATAGGATAGATGATAAAGAATGGCTTGTTCCATATGTAAAAAGTCTATTTGGTATGGGGCTAAATGAAGAAAATGTTAAGAGTGTTCTTGCCTCTATAAAACTTGCTCATCAGATTATGGATACAGCTCCCCAAGCTGTAACAAAGCAATAAAATGGCCGAACTTCAAACCTCTGCTGAGAGCATTGTCGATGACTTCTTGAATCCAGAGAATAATGATTCTAATGATAGTGATGCTGCGCGAAGAGTAGTTGATGAATTTCTAACAGGGCAATCAGGCGGTGCTTCAGAGCAAGAATTTATTTTAGGAGAAAAGCTGGGAGGGGGTATTCGTGCCGGATTAGCCTTTTGGGGTGATACCGCTGCGGAGAAGTATCGTCATTTTAAGGAATCATATCCCCAAGGCGAAATCGCCCGCAATCCAGACGACGGCGAACTTTATTACCGTAAAACACCTGAAGGGCCGTTCAATAAAATTGATCCCAATATGTTTACTGATCCTGGGGGATGGAGTGATCTCCCTTCGGATGTACTGGAATTTGGCGCACAGGAAGGTCCGACACTTCTTGGAGAGGCAGCGGCATTTCTTGCAGTTAGGAGGCCGCCTGTAGCTGCTGCTGATATGGCACGAACTCTTTTAGGCAGGGTATTGGGGGGTATAAGAACGCGCCCATCTGCCTTTGGAGAAAGGGCTTCTTGGTTGGAGAATACAGGCAGGGCCGCTCTTGGGGCGGGAGCGGGGGAGATGTCCCGACAGCTTGCTCAAACTCTTGGAGGAACCCAGCGGGAAACAACTGGTCAGCAGCTTGGCCGTGCGGGGGAAATGAGTGTTTATGCCGGTCTTGGAGAACTTGCTGCTAAACCAATTATTAAGGGCATTGGGGCAATTAGAGGTATTCCATTAGCGAGACTCAGAGAGGGTGTTGATCCAGCTCTCGCGGTAGCAAAACGATTTCGGCTTCCCCATCTCACACCTGGGCAAACAGTGGTAAATCCCATTTTGGCCCGTTTGGAAAGAATGGGCAGAACCATGTCCACCAAAATGATTACTCATTTTGAGGATCAGATAGAGAGCGCACGCAAGGTGTGGGGCTCTCTTGTTAATTCTGGTGCCAATCCAAATACTATTACCGCCAATATAAAGCGGGCGGTGGATAACGCCGAGTCTGCTATTTATAGACGGGCGAATGTGCGATGGAAAAGTCTTGATTCAGCCAGAACTGGTGAAGCAATCGTAGCTGGAGTTATGAAGTGGGATGAGTTAGCTAGGAAATCAATAAACAGGCTTTACAGCCGCGCCCGATCAGCGGAAACCCCCACTTATGATATTTCAAATCTGAAAACCCTTGCTAATGATGTTCGTGAGGGAGTGCGGTACAGCGCACCTCCAGAAGAGATTGCTACCGGATTACTCGATGTCTCGGGGGCTCCAATTACGAGAGAAGTGGCGCGAGATAGACGTTTAGGGCAACAGCTTAATCAGGCAGTCAGAGAAGTTGTCGAGACTGTAAAAAACTTAAATCCAGATTTACCGAGTGTCACCCATGCGGGTGGCCGCATTGATGATGCGACGGAACAGCTAAAGGAGCTTCGCCAGCAACTCTGGGATATTAAAACACCCGCTCCAGGGGATGTGCTACGCCAAGAGCATAGGGATGCGGCGCGTCTGTATGGCGCAATAAGCAAGGTGATGAACAATCCTATTCTTGATACAGAGGATGGGGCAAAGCTATGGCAAGAGGCGGCTCAAGAAGCATCAGATCGGTTTATGAAGCTGGATAAAGCAATACTGATGCAAGTGCTTAAAACGGATGTGAGAGGAGGGGCCAGCGACCTGGCTCGTTCAATTATAGCTAGGGGGAATCAAAGTGATTTAGAGGATTTGAAGGATGTTCTGCCGGGAATCCGATTCATGGACATCTCTAACTTCGCGGCTAGAGAGATTTTTGACAATCCCGCTCTTCTCAAAACGATGGACAGAGATGTTCTAAAAACTCTTTTCCGCCAATCAGACTTGGATAACATCAGGGGAATTGTTGACGATTTTGAGAGAATCAGAACAGTAGGCGCGGACCTCTCCAAGAGGTTTGCTGATAATACCAACCAACGAAAAGGGCTAACACAGTTCTTGTTAGGGGCAACTCCCCGTCAAACAGAAGATTTTATCGAGACAATTAGCTCGCACCCAGAATCAATAGATTTAATCAGGCAAACAGTTTTAGATGGGATGGCGGAATCAGCTATAGTCAGAGATAGCTTTGATCCCGCAACATTTCTTAGTAATTATTATAAAATGGATGATTCCGGCCTTTTCCGTGAAGGGGCATTATGGACAAGCGATCAACTGCAAAATATCAAGGACTTGAGTCGATATATAGAAGTATCTTCTGGACTCAGTAAGTCTCAGATACAGGATGCGGGCACAAGTCTTATGGCAGCGGAGGCGGTATCGCCAACGGCTTTGGCTACTCAGGGATTGAGTGCGCTTCCTGGGATGCTCCACAAAGTATTGTTAATCGGTGGGTTTGGTAGATTATTAACAAGCCCTGCATTTTCAAGAATTGTTAGAGGGCGGCATAGGCGCTCTCCTGGCCCTGGAAGAGCGAGATGGGATTCCGATTTCTTACGCGGAATTAGTGCTGCTCTTGCCGCTGATATAGGGCGATCATCTGAAGAGGAGACTGAATAATGCCCTGGAGTGGTGGAACTTTCACGCGGACCAATGGGGTCCACACGGGGTCAACCCTGTGGGTGCAGGACCGCGATGCTGGGACCAAAATCCTCGCCACGCGCCATGACACCCATGATCAGGACTTGGCCGATGGGATCAACGCTACCCTGGAAAAGAGTGGTAGCAACGCTGCGACTGGCAATCTCGACATTGGCAGCAACCGCCTGACGCTTGTCGCGGACGGCACGGCCAAGACCGACGCCGCCACCGTTAACCAGATTCAGAGCAACGGCCCGGCCTTCCAGGCGACGGATACCGGCACCGCGAACGTCTATGTCATCGCGTTGTCCCCGGCCATAACGGCCTATGCTGCTGGCCAGACCATCACGTTCAAGGCGGCGAACGCCTCGACCACGGCTTCCACGCTGAACGTCAATACGCTCGGCGCCAAGGCGCTGAAGAAGAAGAACGACCAGGACATCGCTTCGGGCGATATCGAGGCCAGCCAGATCATCACCGCCGTATACGACGGGACATCCTTTCAGGTCACGAGTCAGCTTGGATCGGAAGTCAGTGCTGGCGGCAGCAATACGCAGGTTCAATACAATTCGTCGGGTAGCCTTGCGGGGAGTGCCCATTTCACCTTCGACGGCACCAGCGCGACGGTTGCTAATCCGCTGTTTCTTCCTGACGGCAGCGCCGCCGCGCCAGCCCTTTCCAACACCGGCGACACCAATACCGGAATTGCCTTCATTGCGGCAGATACCGTGGGCGTGGTTACCGGCGGTACGGAGCAGTTCCGGTTCGGCTCTAATCCAATTCCCGGTGGATCGAAGAATTTAGTCATCAATGGGGGAATGACAGTAGCCCAAAGGGGAAGCACGGCCATTACTGCTAGTGCCTATGGGGCGGTAGATCAGTGGCCTATCCATCTGGCCGCTTCTGCTGGCCGACTTACTATAACCCAGGATGGCACTGTTGGCCCTGGAGGGCAGGGCTTCGCCATCAAGATGGACTGTACAACAGCGGAAAGTTCTCTAGCTGCTGCTGATGTGATTTGTCTAAGACATCACATAGAGGCACAGAATGTGCAGCTTTTAGAATGGGGGGCTGCATCAGCTAAGACCGTAACGCTGTCTTTCTGGATGCGCTCGCCCAAATCGGGGATACATTGCGTCACACTAAATCAACCCGACAGCAGTTCCCGTCATTACATATCCGAATTTACAGTGGCTTCAGCGGATACATTTGAACACTTCAAAGTTACCATACCTGGAGACGCTAGTGGCACCATAGACAACAACAATGGCGCAGGCTTAGATATCAACTTTCCGCTTGTTTGTGGTTCGACATTCCAGAATACAAAAGACACATGGGCGGCTGGTGAAGACTATGGAACCTCAAGTGTTCAAAACCTTTTGGATAATACCGCCAACAATGTGTACATAACGGGGGTGCAACTGGAACTCGGTTCGGTAGCTACAGATTTTGCACATGAGGATATCTCGACGACCTTGCGGAAGTGCCAACGCTATTTCCAGTCAACTACCGGTGCAGGGTTAGCATTCGCTGGCGTTTGTAGGTCTTCATCTGGTGGGTACTGTGGCGGGTGGAATTTTCCAGAAATGCGAGCTGCCCCCACTATCACTATTGGCACTGTCAATTGCATTGATAGCTCGGCTGCGGGCGTTAACGGTAGTGCGGCCGGTTCGTCAATTCAAGCGAACGGTGCTTCCGTGAGTATTTCAGGGGCATCGGGGTTTACGGATGGAAATGGCCTGATTGCCGAATTGAAATCCGGTGAAAGTGCAACGCTCACTGCTGAATTATAAAGGAGAAAAAGATGGATGTTTCCGCTCTTACAGATGTCCGATGGTCAGATTCAAACAAGGATACTGTCTGGGCAACGATGCCGGGAGGCGGCACTGTCGCGATCCCCAAGGATACAGACAACAGAGATTATGCCGGGTTGATCGATCAAGGCATCACCATTGCGGACCCGGAATAGCCAATGCCCAGCGCCGGAAATCGCAGCACCTCAGATGCTCACAACAGGATAGACGACTTGCTATTAGAGGTGCGCCAGCATGTGGTTTCGTGTTCAGCAGAGACACGCCAGCAGAACGCCCGGCTGCGCCGCCTTGAGGCGATTTTGATTACCTCGGCAGGGGCGACGATCATCTTACTTATTTCTCTCGTGACGCAATGACATTGGCGAATGATTGATTTAGAGCATCTGGTCTATCACGAGACTCCGATTGTCGTGTCATCCGATGATCTGGTATGCCTGCGGCCATTCGGCCCTGCCGTAGGCCATGCGACAATGCCCGATGAAGTCGTCAGGGCGTTTAATGACGATATCGACGGCGGGACGGCTGACCCAGACTGGCCGGGCCATCTGGTGGGCAACATGAATGAGGAGCGCCTGATCCCCACCGATGTGCTGGAACCGCACAAGGTGTTCTTCACCAACGCGGCGCTGCGATATGTCTCGAACTATGCGTCTCGGTACTGTCGTCCGATTGCGGACGATATCAGGCCACAGGTGACCATCCAGAGCGCATGGTATGTGCGGCAGGGGCCAGGAGACGTGACCACAGGTAAAGGAGCGTCCTACAACGCGGAGCTGTCATGCATTGGTTACCTTCAGATGCCGGATGGGATCGAGGAGGAGTGGAGCCGAGACGACCAAGATCATTACCCGGCGCAGGGCCATATCGAGTTCATGCACGGGAGCCCGACGTTTCTGAACCGCGCCAGCTTCATGGTGAGACCCAAGCCGGGCGATTTCTTCATCTTCCCCGCCGATATGTACCACACCGTTTATCCCTTCAAGTCGGAGGGCGAGAGGCGCAGCTTTTCCATGAATATAATTCTGTCCGAGAAGGAGGACGACGATGGCTAAGAACGGCAAGGGCTTCCCTGGCCCGATGACGCCGGCGCAAATGGGCGCGTACAGGGGCATCCAGAAGGCTGAGACAGACCCTGGCGGGTTGGATATTCGCGCGGGTAACGAGATGGGATTCCGCTCGAAGGACTGGCGCGTGAAGAGTGGCGCAGATAAACCCGACACCTTCGGCATGAAGATCCGCAAGGGGTAGCGCGATGGCAACGACGCAAGAAGAGCGGCAAGCGGCGATCCGAGCGGTCACATCGACCACCGGGACGCACAACGAGGACTGGCTTGCGCTGTTCACGACCCGATCCGCTCCGGCCGGTGAGTACAACGAGCGAATGTTGAGCTACATCAACACCCTCCTGTCCGCCTCCTACACCAATATCAACGATGCCATGCAAGCGCTGGCGGCCAACCAGAGCGCGGACAACTTCAGCTCGATGGGTACGTTTACACCGTGAGTACCAACCAGGAGCTGCGTCAAAAAACGTGTCGTGATTCTGCGGGGACGAGCTACAACGTCAACGGGGACTGGCTGGCGATAGCTTCTGATGCGGGATTTTCCACCGGCACGTTCAACGAGCGGCTGCTCAACTATTACAACGCCACTCTGGGCGCGACGTGGGGCGTTGCCGCCTGGGACGAAGTGGCTTGGGACGGCACGGACGGCAATCACACAAACATCAACGAGGCGGCAGCGGCATTCGGGGAATCCAATGGAATCGCCGGCCCCGGCTCGCTGTTCTCCCAGCTAGGATCGTTCTGATGGCAAAGAAGAATTGGATCAAGGGCGCGATCAAGAAGCCGGGCGCCTTCACCGCCCAGCGGGATCGCTACAATCGGACGCACAAGGGCAAGGACTTGACGACCAATCAATTCGCCAATCTAGTCCGCAAGCCAGGGTCCAAGTTCAGCGCGACCACCAAGCGGCGAGCGAATCTGGCCAAGACGCTACGAAAGTTGGGGTGATTTAGTTTACGTCAACTAAATTACGGGCGTGGACTAAAATGACGCAAAAACCGCTGTTTTCCAATGGGTTACGCGGTAGGTGACGGTAGGTGATCAACTATGAGTAACGACATCGGAGTCCCAGACAAACTGGCGTGGCAGCAGAATCGGAGACGGCTGGCCTACATCGCCATGCTGGCCATCTTGGCAACGATTGTTTCGAGCTTCGTCTGGCCAGAACGGGCAGCCCAGGTGCCCGCTGCCGAGATGATCTACATCGCACTCGCCGGCATCATCATGGCTTTCTTCGGCGCAGACGCCGTCGTGTCGCGCAAGAAGGGCAAGTGAATGTTGACCCTGCTAGGCAGCTTGCTCGGGTTCGGGACCAGCATCGTTCCTGAGATCCTCGGCTATTTCAAACAGAACCAGGCCAACAAACAAGAACTGAAAATGCTGGAGGCGAAGGCCCAGTATGCGGCCCAGCTCTCGACCCTCAAGCTGCAAGAACTCGACGCCGAGGCGGACATTGCCGAGACCAAGGGGCTCTATGCCCACGACACCGAGCTTGCCCGTCGCGGTGGCTGGGTAGTCGGGCTCCAGGCCAGCGTCCGGCCTGTAATCACATACCTGTTTATGCTGGCGTTTTTAGCCGTCAAGGCCGGCATGGTCTACTCGCTGATTGCCAACCAAAGTGTAGATTGGCCGACTGCCCTTGAAAGCGCGTTTGGCGACGAGGAAATGGCGCTTCTGAGCTGTATTCTCAGCTTCTGGTTTGGCAACCGAGCGATGAGTAAGGCAAGAGCGGTTCTAAAGAAATGAGACTGTCGCCTCATTTTACCCTGGAGGAGATGGTTAAAAGCCAGACGGCCCTACGCATGGGCCTGGGTAATGATCCTGGGCCAGACCAGCTTGAGGCGTTAGTTGACCTGTGTGAGCTTATGCTGGAGCCGATCCGCAATCATTACGAGCGTCCGGTGATCGTCAGCAGCGGGTTCCGAGCGTTGGCGGTGAATAAGGCTATCGGCAGCAAGGACACGAGCCAGCACACCAAGGGTCAGGCGGCTGATATTGAAATCCCCGGCTTCGACAACCTGGAGCTGTACTACTGGATCGCTGAGAATCTGGATTTCGATCAGTTGATATTAGAGTACTACAGCGGCGAGCCGTCGAGCGGCTGGGTCCACGTCAGCTACGTCGGGTCCGAGAATCGAGGCCAGACGCTGCGGATAGACAAGAGTGGCGTGACCCGCGAAACAGTGCCCAAGACGAAAGCCGCTTGAACTCGGAGGATTGAAAAGGCAATGAAGAAGTCACTGATTATAAAGGTATCTATCGTCATAGTGCTGGTGGTCATCGTAGTAGCCGGAATTATCCTGATGACAAATAACGTCCGGTGCGTCCCACCTTGTATCTAGATGAGAGAAGGACTGACCGCCCATGAAAAAGCCACGATGACGTGGCGGTGGACGGCGCTAATAATATATCTGCTGATATGCTTTTATGACTTCATGTTCGTGCCGGTATGGTACGGCCTTAACAGACCCGACATAAGCCTGTTCATGGACATCATCAACAGCACTGAAGAACCGATGGTGCAGATGGAACTGATGAAGAAGCTCACCGGTCAGCACAGCCCGTTCACCCTCCAAGGGGGCGGACTCTTTCACCTCGCCTTTGGGGCCATCCTCACCGGCTCCGCGTTTGCTTCCAAGAAATCCGCTTGAACGCACGATCTGATTGGAGTATGGATTCGACGCGCTAGATTTGTCCCCAGCGCACAACATCTCCCTGATGTGATCTGAGCCCGCCCCACCCGGCGGGCTCTTTTTTGGCGTGTGCTACTACTGGCATCGGATCAGGCTAGACTCTCGCTAGGTACATTGAATTATGAAAGGATCGCTGTTTTGGCTTAATTGCGTTCGGCGACTATCTTCTCATACTCTTTTAATATTTCTAGAGCTTCGCCCCATGTGTGGGCGTGATGATCGCCATCGTATGGATCATCGTTAGCCCTAATGGAGTTTGGCGGGTACACCCACATATCCTTGTATTCCCTGTGGCAGACCCCGAGATCAATTTCCGCACCGATTTGCTTTTCGATGCGCCGCGCTTTCGCACGGTCACTCGAATTTGGGTCTTTCGGCTGCGATACATCGATCTTTGGCTTGGTCACGTTGTCCGAAAACAGTTCGTAAACCTCTTCGACCCGCGCCCGACGCTTCACCCTCTTGTCTCTAATCGATACGATTTCCCGTATGCGACCACAGGTGTAGCGGCGTCCGCTGACCAGTTGCCAATGATCTCCTGCTGCGATTAGAAATACTCGTCCCGGCGTCCGGTCCTCTTTCGATTGCCGGAGCCATCCGACCAGAGTAGGCTTTTTGTAAACTTCATACCCTGCACTTCTTATGCCACAGGCTGCGAGAGCTTGCCGCACTTCTGAAGTAGAGGTGCCCATCACACAGGCCCTACTGGTCTGCTTTCGGATTAGCCTCGCGGCCTCTCCCGTCGTCAGCTTTGTAAGAGCCGAGATTACGGAGGGACCGCAATATCCGTTCTTGTCTTTGCCATCCTTGATGGCTCGTAACTTTAGCCTCATCACATACTCCCTTGTGCGCGAGAGAACTAGCCTGATTCACGATGTCAAAGAGCAATTACCACCACTAGGATACCATGGCCGATTCTGAGAATCGGCTGAACCGCCCGGAATCCGGGGGATTCCGAGGGGCCGAAAAACTAAGTCATTGATTCGGCTAGCGTCTTATCTGTGGATAACTCGAAGAAAACGCTTTTTCTGGATTTGCCCCTATCGAGCCAAACGGTCTAGCAGCGCCGCGTAGCCAGCCATATCGGTCGCATGATCGGGGTCAGCCTCATTGCCCTCCTGGGATCGCGCGACCTTCAACAGAATCATCATCCGCACGACATCCGTTGAGGACAGACACTGCCCCAGATACGCTGACCACAGATCAGCAATCCGTTGATGGGTGAGATAGGAATCGCCGTGACGGCTGGCTCGATCCTTGATCGCCTGGGCAGCATCGCCGAGGATGTCCGATGCCATGCGGCTACGCGCGCCCTTTCCAGCCACCCGCGTCGTATTCGGTACACCTGAAACAGCCAGTATCCAGCGCGAGTTTCATGGCGATGGAGCAGGGATATCCAAGCTCCTCGTAGCGAGATTTGTGGACGATCAGCCGGGCTTCGCTGTTGCGCGCCCCGTCGTCGTCTTGAAACCTGTCGCGGTGGATCGACAGAACCTGATCGCTCTTGTTGGCCCAGTGCTGCGAGCCAGCGATGCTCGAGTAGGTGATCGGGTCTCTCACACCAGCGCCGAACGGCTTGGCCGGATGGGCGACGATCTGGAGATGTAAATTGCAAGCCTTGGCGATGTAGGAGCAGTCATCCAGGCATGTGCCGATCCACTCGGTCTCGGTCTGGCGTCGTCTATCGAACGTCGGAATGACCATGTTGAAGGGATCGATGCTCACGGCGGAAATGCCGAACCGTGCGTGACAATCATTAACAGTGTCCGCGATCCATGCCCATTCTGGGCTGTTGCGTGGGTGATGGATAAACAGGAAATGCTCCTCGATCCAGGTGTCGGCCTCGTCTTTCTCTGCATCGGTCATCTCCAGCTCCAGCTTGCCCCAATAAGCGGATCGGAGATTACGGCGGACGAACGGCTTTTCCCGAGTCTCCATGCTCATTATCGCTACGCGGATATCGTATTGGCGAGAGATCTGCGCCCATAGTTGCTGGCTCAGGTGACTTTTGCCATGTCCCGGCCAGCCTGACATCACCGACAGACACGTTGGCGAGAGGTGCATGCGGCTCTCGAACTCGGCCCACCCTGGACGCCACAGGATCAGGGCCGGCGGCTCGGGGATTTCAGACAGCCGATAGACGCCCTCGATGGGAAACGGGTTCGCTGACTCGCTTATGTAGGCGCGGGTCTTTTCTACGCCCCACGCAATCAGCAGATCATTAACGTCCTTGATGCCTTCTGGCAGATCGATCCAGTGGCAACGGGCAGCCCCCAGCAGAACGGCCAAATCAGCTCGCAAGTGCCGTCCAGGGCTATCGCTATCCGATATGATGATGAAGCGGTGACAGCGGTCCAGGCCGGCGTCCTTGGCCGCTCCCACATAGGCATATCGTTTGGCATCTGGGGCGTTTTCTGTTCTGGCGGCGGGGGCGCCCCCGATCACGCTGAGAACGGAATGCACGGGGACTCCCGCCTCGACGAGCGCGAGGGCGTCCATCTCACCCTCGGTGATGTAAACCTCGTCAAGCGGTCCAGATAATACGGCTGCCTGATTGTAGAACTGCTGGGTGCCGTTGGACTGCTGGCGGTAATCTTTTTCGTTAAGCGGGCGGGCTTTCCAGTTGACGGTCTGTCCTGCGGCATCCGTGTAGTTAAAGACGATTGCGGGGAGATTGCGCTCACCAAACCGGACCTGTTCTGCGCCAACGCTCATTGCCCGGAGTGTCTCGGCGCTGATTTTTCTTCGTGCGGCCCACCCAATCGTCCTGGCGTCTAGCCTCATCGTAGCCTCCCTTCCACCCACAATGGTGGCAGTACCACAAAACCTCGGTGCGTTTTCGCGTGATCGATAATGGCCGGTCCCCTTTTTTGCGCCGCGTGTCGGAGCAGCGCGGGCATCTCGACTTCCGCGTACCGTCTGCTCCCGCTACCAGATTGGCTATCTCCGCGTTATCGTCTCGCCACCCCATTATGTACGCGCCTGACACGCGCGGCATATCCGGTTACCGATATGAGATGAGCAGAATTGTCTGCCGCAACACAGGCACGAGCGAGTGGCTGGAACTTGCCGGTCGGACACGGGCCGCGCGGTGCTTCGTTTGCTGGGAGCGGCGAGTCCGATGATGCGGGCCTTCTTAGATATGATGTGCGGCCGGCGATCAATCTTGGCTGCGATCTTCTCGACAGAATGCGTTGGCCACAGCGCCATCAGCAGCTCGACCTCGGCCTCGGTCCAGGGGCGGCGCGAGGTCACTTCGGGCTCGCCCCAGGCTTAGAGGTTACCTCGAACTGATCGACTTGGTCGCCATACGCATCCCATCCCGGCCACCGCTGTCGCGCAAACATCTCCAAATACGGCCCTGCAACTAGACGCTCGACACGAGAGTAGATTTCATCGGGCTTACGGGAGTGCTGCCTCCGCTTGGCCTGAATCACCTGACGCACGTCGGCGTTTACACGTTTCGGCTTACCCCGCGTTGCCAACAGGCATATCTCTGATTCCTTTCGGCTCCAATAGCCCATGCCAATCGACGGCTTGACCCACACGAAAGCTATGGTTTTGTATGTGAACCCCCAAGCGTCGATCAGCGTCAGTGCTGTCTGGAGATGGGAATCGACTACCCAAACGAATAGAGCAGCATCCGAGGCCGCTTTATCCGCAACGGGAAGCGAGAACAGGTCGTCAGGCGACATCGTAGAGTAGGTTGGGGAGCGCCCCGCGCCCTTATCAGACCAGACCCGAAAATCCCACGGCGGGTCGGCTAGAATGGCCTTGTATTTCACTTCGGGCTCGCCCATCCGGGCCGCTCCCAGGCCCGCCAGCGCTGGCTGAAGCGGTCCACGGTGCTGCTGCCGATTTCAAACACGTCGATCATCAGGCGGGCATGTGGGCCGTAGTGCTTGAATGCACATAGCTCGACGATCTGCTTATCGTCCCGAACCGCTCCGTTCTCGAAGCAGATTCCGTCCAGCGCCGCCTTTACGACATTATCGATGTCGGGTTTCACTGCGTGAGATAAGGCGCCCTGTAGCAGGGCGAGCCGTTTGGTTCTGGACCAGCTCGGCGGCGACTCGAACACCGCCGCAACGTGGACTATGACCGGGCTCTCGGTCGCTGGCCTCCCGACCATCTCAATCGCTGTTAGCTGACGAATGCGCTCCTCGTAGGCGCGAGTCTTCGCCGGCGTGTAAACGCGGCCAGTCTTGGTCATGCGGGGGCGACCCTTGGCGACCGGCGCGCCCTCAACGGTGAGACGAAAGAATGGATTCCTGTTGTCATCCATGATTGGACCACCCTGTATTGGGCGGAAACACCCGAGTTCGCGACCAAGAAACGGTAAAGAACTCTCCCACTCAGTCCACGCGCTTCCCGGCGACGATGGCGTCGTGAACGTCGACCCATTTCTGAACGTCGGCGGGCGTACCGACGACGCCGATCACTGACTTTATTATGGCTTGCGCCACTATTGACCGCTCGCGGGTGCCCTGTGCCGCGCCCATCACGCCTTGAGGTGTGTTCCGAGGGGGCGGGGGCACCTCTGCGGCCGGCTTGCGCGCTGGCGGTGCCTGTATGGGGCTCTGGATGCCGTTGCCGGCGGCACTTGGCACCTCGCTGACATCCCCGTGCTTCGAGACGCACATATCTTGGATGCCCTTATATTCCTTGCCGAGATACCACTCGAACTTGAATGATTTGCCGATCGTAAACTGCGAGAGCATTTCTCCCCATGCTTTGAATCTGAGTTCCTGGCCAGAATCGACATCGATCCCGGTCAATGTTCCGGGGGCGCTACCCTCGCCCGGCGAGATTCCCTGCACGTCCAGCGTCACAATGTTTTTCGCCATGTCGCATCTCCCGTGGCCGTGAAGAAGGTGGCGTGGGGGTTGGCCAGTCCCCCACGCCTAAGCGCGGTCGGAGGCTAAATTACGACCACGCTATTCGCTGTCGCCGCGATCAGACACCACAAGAATCGGACCTCCCAGATACTCGGTGGCCGCACCATCAAA